ATCAACAACAGTTAGTAGTAATCCAACTGATTATGTTTGGTATCAAGTATCAGGTTCAGGGTTTGGAACTACTAATTACCTTTGGTATAACGTAACTGGCGGTAGAAATATTCAATTTGTTGTACAACCAACGGCTCCTGCGGGATATTATGTTCAATGGACCAATGATCCAATAAATTTAGATATTGTTACGTCTACTATTGGCGTAAAGAATAATATTCTGATAATTTATCAATGGACGAATGGAACAGTCCCTGCTAGGCCAACAATAACATCTACATATACTTGGGCCACAAATACATTTACTCCAGTACCTACGGGTTGGTATTCAAGCTTACCCAGTAATACAACTCCTGGGAATGTATTGTTTGAAATACAAATACCTTTGTCTGTAAACGGAGCTGTATTAACAAGTTTATTAGATTGGACAAATACTAGTTATCCAATAATTGCAACATCTGCAAATGGTATAACAGGAGTAACAGGCACTAGAACTGCCGTTATTACAATGTACCAATGGGCTGTAAGTCCTCCTACTTTATTTCCCACAGGAACATCTACTTATACTTGGGCAACAGGAGTTTATACTGCGGCAACAAATCCAAATGGATGGACAATAATACCCGGAACATCTATTGCTGGTGATATTCTTTACGCTTGCGATGCTATATTTTCAGACAATACAACATCATCTACATCAACAATTACTTGGTCAACCTCATCTGCTTATGCCATAGGAGCATCAGGAGTTAATGGTCAAAGGACTGCTGTTGCTCAACTTTACCAATGGTCAGTAACTGCTCCATCAAGTTACCCATCTGGTACGGTTATATATACATGGGCCACAGGAACATTTACTTTTTCAGGAAGTTTAAATGGTTGGAGCATTACTCCTCCAGCGCCTGTACCGGGAGATATTCTGTATGCGATTGATCAAATCATTACTGATTCAGCCACATCTGCAACAACAACAGTTACTTGGGGAAGTACAACTGAATATGCAATCGGTCTTGCAGGCACTAATGGATCTGCCGGATCCAATGGATTAAGTGCTTTATATGGTTATTTAGTCCAAAATCAAACTTTAGCCGCTCCTTCATTTACAACACCAACAACTGGAGCTTCTTTGCCTGCGGGATGGTCAGCCACTCCTCCAACAGTTTCTGTTGGTTATACGTTTTGGTATATATTTGGTCAATATAACTCAAGCCCAATAACTATTAATGGCATAGCTCCTAATACTACTGCATGGACAGGACCTACTGCGGCATCTGTTTTTGAAGATATTGTTTCTGACAATTGGTCTGTTGGAGGAGTTCCTTATGTCACACCTACTTATGGCAACCCATCAACATATAGTTCAACCGGTTATTACATTTCAAGAAATACTGGTGATTGTTATTTCAATAATGGCATTTTTAGAGGTGACATTACCGGAGCCTCTGGAACATTTTCGGGATCTGTAAATGTTGGATCAAGCCCTCCAGTATTATCAGGCCACACAATTACGTCTGGATCAGGTGCGGCAATCTCATCATCAGGAACGCTTGCATTAGGTAACTCAACTAATAGTTTTGTATTTGACGGAACTAATGCTTATTTTTCTGGGGGCGGCACTTTCAGCGGAGCTTTATCTGCCGCTTCAGGAACTTTTGCTGGTAGTTTGTCATCTGCAACAGGTTCATTTACTGGCAGTTTGTCTATTGGTACAAGCCCTCCTGTACTTTCTGGTCACACAATTACATCAGGATCTGGAGTATCAATAACATCTTCAGGAGTTCTTGCGTTAGGAAACTCTTCAAATAGTTTTGTATTTGATGGGACCAATGCTTATTTTAGTGGTGGCGGAAGTTTTAGTGGGTCATTATCTGCGGCTACGGGTTCTTTTGCCGGTAGTTTATCAATTGGCTCATCTCCTCCTGTTATTTCAGGAACCACTATTTCATCTGGATCTGGATTGCTTGCGACTACCTCTGGATCTGGAACTTTTGCAGTAGGCAATGCTACTCAAAACCTTGTATTCAATAGTAGTGGTGTATATATAAATGGAGGCCAATTAAGTATAACTAATGGTAGTACACCTCCTTCTTTATCTGGTCATACTATGTCTGGTGCAGGAGTTTTGCTAACTTCATCAGGTACTTTTGCTGTTGGTAACTCTACTAATAATTTTGTTTTTGATGGATCAAATGCTTATTTTACGGGTGGGGGAACATTTAGTGGTGCTTTGTCTGCCGCAACAGGATCGTTTGCGGGAAGCTTAAGTGCCGCAACAGGATCGTTTACAGGTACTGTACAAGTAGGTTCAAGCCCCGCAATTAGTGGAACCACTATGACTGGTTCTGGAGCTTTAATAAACTCAAGTGGAACATTTGCATTAGGTAGCTCTACTGCCAACATAGTTAATAACGGTTCTAGTATTTATTTAAATGGATTTGCTCAGGGCACAGGATCAATTAGCTCTACAGTTACTGTTAATAGTTCTAGCGATACTATAGTAATGCCGTTGTCAGGCTCTTCATTTACTACTACAAGGCCTGCAAATACGATCATAAGTTCTAGTGGATACATTAGAGTTCAAGGTTCGTGGACAACGGGAACAACTCCTTTATATGGAAAGTTTTTGATGCAATTTAAATTATTAAATTCATCTTCAGTTAATATTAAAAATTTATACGTTCAATTTGGAACTCCATGCTATGTAACTAGCGGAACTTCTCCTTATGTAGTAGAAGTTTGGATTAATTACAACGTATCTGCATTAATTACAAATTTAGCGGCAGATACTTATTCTTTTAATTTAGATGGTACAAACTTTTATGCTAACGCACAATGGTATTCAGGTGGATCATTATTGAGTACTGTAACAACAGGTCCAGTAGTATTGCAATCTTCTTCATATTGGTATCAAGTAGGTTAATTAAATATAAAGGTTAATTATGGGCGCACCCGCATTCAATGGACTTGCTACTGGTAAAGGGCAACCACAAAACAACGTAAACCAAAGCTATGGTGGCGATGCCATGCAAGGCATGGGTTATCAACAACAGAATGCTGACTCAAGCTATAACGCTCCAGGCGGCCCAGGTTACATGGCTAACCCTGAAACAAATGGAAGTCAAGGCATAGCACCCTATAACCCTGGTATTCAACAACAGCCTTTAGGCGGTGGTTTACCAGAAATTAATAACCCTTTTGGTTCAAGTTCGGCTTATAACCAGCCAATGGAGTCTTATGCAGGGACCGCACCACAAAATACAGGCATTGTTGGGTCTTTAGCACCTGGTCAAAATGGTGGTCAACAGGGTATGCCAAGAGGCAAGGACGGACAAGGTTATACGCCTAGCAGTTTAGGTGTTGTAACAAACCCAATAAACTCTGGACAGCCTATAATGGGGCAACCTAACCAATACATGAACACAGTTCAAGGCGGTGGTAAATCTGGCGGAGGAGGATCTTCTCAGCAGATTGGTGGAAACGGCGGAAAAGGAGGCCAACCATCTGCCTCGCAGAACTCAAGTTCAGGTAAGCATTAGGAGATAAAATTATGGGCGGAGGAAAATCATCAGGTAATCAGTCAACGCAAGCTGTCTTAACTCCTGAGCAAATACAAACTATTAACTTACAGAACCAGTTTCTGCAAAGTTATTTGCCCACGCTTACAGGCGTAACTCAGGGTGCAAATCAAGTTTATCAAAACCAAGCGGGTGGCGTTAATAATGCCGCATCTAATGCCGCTAATACAGCTACAAATGTAGCAAATACTCAAGCGGGTGTTGGTGCAGGCGCATTACAAAGTGGTACATCGGGTTTGCAAAATGCCTCTAATGCCGCTAATTCTGGTGGTCAACTTATGACTGGCAAAGGAGGTGGTGGCGCTTCTAATCTTGCAAATAATCAAGTTAATCAAGGTGGTTCTTTATTAAACCAAGGTGCAGGCGGAGCAAGTAATTTAGGCCAATACCAAGGTTCTGCTGGAGCAGGATTACTTAACCAAAATTCTCAAGCGCAAAATGCATTAGGTTACCAACAACAAGGGCAGGCTAGTAATTTATTAAATCAAGGAAGTCGAGGAAGTTCGTCTTTAGCAAATGCCCAAGGAACTCAAGGATTAAATTTAATAGGTGGCGGTGCTTCTAATGCAATGCAATTGGCTAATGCACAAGGCGCACAGGGCTTACAAAATTCAAGCCTTGGATCATCTGCGCTTAGTTCTTTATTTAGTCCACAGTATGAGCAATCGCAAATAGCGGGAGTATTAGCCCCAGCACAACAAGCGGCGCAAAGAGCAAACGTAGCGCAAGAAGCGGCATTTGCAGGAGCTGGTCAATTAGGCTCTGCTAGAGATGCTTTGGCGGCCCAACAAACACAAAACATTAATCAACAAACGCTTGGTTCACTTGCGGCTCAAACACAAGCAGGAATACAACAACAACAAGCACAAGCGGCAAATTCATTATTAACTGGTGGTTTACAAGGCTTGAATCAAGCGGGTTCAAATTATGCAAATTTGCAACAAACCGGAGCAACACTTTCTGGGCAAGCGGGTCAAAACTATGGAAACTTGTTAAATTCAGGTGGAACGCTTTCTGGTCAGGCTGGTCAAAATTATGGTAATTTAGTAAACGCAGGAAACACAACACAAGGTTTAGCAAATCAAAATTATGGTAATTTATTGAACGCAGGAAATACTGCACAAGGACAAGCGGGTCAAAATTACGGAAACATATTAAATGCTGGTACATCCCAACAAGGCCAAGCAATAACTGGTTACGGTGGTTTATCAGGTACAGGTACTGCTAACTTACAAAATGCTCCTGGTACTGCGGGTACTGCTATTAATTATCAATCTGCACCTTTGTCTAACTATGCACAATATGCAAGTTTGTTATTTGGTGCTCCTCAACAAACTCCAAACTACGCCGGTACTCAAGGTCAAACTTCTACTGGGTCTTCTAAAGGCCTTGGTATAGGGGGAGGTTAATCATGAACTTTTTACCTGCAATACCGCAAATGACTCAACAAAACCAAGGTAGTGGTTTTGGAAATTGGCAACAATATGCTGGATATGGGAAAAACAATCCATTTGGCGGGTCTGGAGGAATTGTTCCTCCATCTATTCACGGAATAAGCCCTGGTGAAAAACCTAAATCTTTTTCTGATGCTTTAAACAAAGCCGCATCTAATGTTGGAAATTCTATAAATAATTCAATTAATGGAATTTCTTCAAGAATTTCTGGAGCTTATAACAATGCTTCTCAAGGAAATATGTATCAAGCATTGCAATCTTTAAATAGCAATACTCAAGCAAATTCTAATAACGGAATTTCTGATGATGTTATAGGTAATGCAAGTGGTATGGATTTAATAGATAAAAGGTAAATGTATGCCCATAGAACCTCCAGTAATGAATCCTGTTGCTCCTAATTTGGGTCCAGACACAACAAAATTAAACCCTGAAAATAAAGAAGTAACTACTAATATTCCTGCATCTGAACATCCAGGCAATATTTTAATGTCTCAAGCGGTATCTCCATTAAATGATACTAATGGACAAACTGTTCCTGAAAAATTAGTTAACAAAGTAATACCTGCAATTAAATCTAACAACCAAAAAGATCTTGCAGAAATTATTACTCAACATAATAAAGAAACAGAAAACCATCATATTAACGAAAAGACCAATTGGGAAGGTGTTATTATGAGTTTGCTAGGTGGTCCAAATTCTTCTATTGGACAAGCCTGGAGATATTTCAATGGTGGTCCCAAATATGATGAATTGGCAGTTGATCCAAATAATAAAAAATATGCAGTAACTTACAACATGAATGGCAAAGTTGGTCAAGCATATGAATATGATCCAACAAAAGAAAATGGAAGGGGTAGACAGTTAACTTTACAAGAATACAATACCATTCCATTAATTACAAATAAAGACTCTTTGGATTCAATGACTTCTCAATGGAAGGGTCAATCTTATTTTGCTGATAAAAAGAACATTACTAATAGTGATTTAATTTTAGGTACTCAAAAAGATGCTTACGCAGCAAAAAGTTTAGCAAACAATAGTATTTCTTCTAATCAAGAATATAGAGATTTACTTTCAAAAACTGTTTTAAGAAGACCAGTTTTTGATGCAACTGGAAAACCAGTTATTGATCCTAAAACAGGACAACAACTTGTAAAAAATATTCCTGTTGGCGATTTTATAAATTCTTTAAGTCCTCAAGAAAAAGCAGATCTTGCAACATATAAATCTAGATTATTTCAACAAGGACAAACTGCTGGAAGTAGTGCTTCAGGTGGTGTAAATGTTAATGCAAATACGAATCAACAAGGTACTAATGGTGCTACTGTTGGCGGTGGATTAAGTGGAACGGGAGTTTCTCCATTAGGTGTAAGTGGTGGCTTATCTGAATCACAAACGCAAGGAACAAATGCAGGTGCATCTGGCAGAATAGAAAACGCAAATACATCTGGTACAAGCGCATCAGCACAATCTACAACTGATCCTAGAGCTTTAATGATGGGTATGTTGCTAAAAGCAACAGGAAATGATACTCAAGCAACAAATAATTTGATGCGAATAATGTATTTGCATAACCAATTGCTTGATTTGGATAATAAAACACCTGAAAATTTTAGAAATATTCCAGGGTTTAATAGAGTTGCTCCTGATGATATATTCACATCTGGGCATAATAATTTAATACAAAACTCTATAGCAAGAGAAGAAAATGCTCATCACGCATTAGGTTACGCAAACAGAGTTTATGTTGCTGCAAAAACAAATCCCGACAATATTGCAAATCTTGACTTAAATCAAGTGCAACAAGATTACCAAAATTCTAAAATGTTTAAAGCAATACGAGATACTTATGATTATCTAAAAAGGGATTCTCAAGGTGAAAAAATGCCTAAAATTCCAGAAGGAACTTTAAGAGTAAATCCAAGAACTCACAGATTAGAAAGATTAATTAATGGTGTTTGGGGAGAAGAAAAATGACAATTTCATCTGTAAATACAGACCCCGCAGCTTCAGATATGGCGGTTCCAAGATTTATTGCATCAGATATTCAACAATCAGAACCACAAGCAAATGGCTTGATTCCTACACAAACACAAATGTCTGGAATTAAACCTCCAGCTATTAAACAACCTGCAACAGGTGCTGTTATTCCTTCCGCAAATCAAGTTTCAAATCTTACTGGCATAGTTGGTAATGCTGCAAAAACTATGATTTCTAATGTTCCTGCACCGAATCCTCCATCTTCTGCCAAAAAACTTGATCAAGAATTAATGGAAGCAGGTACTGATTTAGTTAGCAATCATCCTTTTTTGGTTTATTCTGCTTTAGGTGGAATTGCAGCAGGAGCAGGTAAGGTTGCTTATGATAAACATATTCATCCTTGGTTTAAAGAAAATAAAGAAAGTGTTATTGAAAACAGAAAAGAACCTGTTTTAGAAGTTGAAAAACCAACTATTGAAAAACCTGAAGCAGTTTTAAAAGAAAAAGAAAAAACTCTTTCAGAACTTGCTGACAAAATGCCAGTAAACAATGAACAATTGAAAACTGGTCAAGATATATTAAATCTTACTAATCAACCGAATCCATCTGTTTCTAATAATCCTGTGGAAAGTGGTGATAATGCAAATCCTTTAAAAGACCCAGGTGCAGATTCAGGAAAATCACAATTAGAAACAACTCAAGAATCTACAAATCAAGAACAACCTAAAGTTAAACCTGCTACCGGAGAAAAAGAAGCAGCATTTTCTGATGAAACAAATGCGACAAAAGAGTCAGGTAGTTTAACTAATTCCGCCGAAAATCCTTCTCAGGGTGGAGTTGAGCAAATAAAAACTCAACCAACTCCTGAAAAAGAAGTTAAAGGTGCGGCAATTCCTAGAAGAACAAAAGCCGAAGCTCAGGTTTTAAAAGAAGAAGAACCTTACAATAAATATTACAACCAAATAGCTAATAGATTGGCGGGAACAGAAAACTTAAAAGAACATCCACACATTACCGAACAATTTGATAAAGCATGGGAAGATGTTTTTCATAATGTATTAGGCGGTAAGATGGCTAAATCCCAAGGAGGAGCGCCTGCAAAAATACATGAAATAGAAGCTCATATCAATGCAAATCCAGAAAAATATCCTGATTTGGTTAAGTATATGTCTGAAGCAAAACAATATGCTAAAGGAAATATAAATCCAAAAGAAAGTGGTTTTTCTCATATTGGGGCTATGCTTGGAATGCTTGGTGCTGGTGGCCTTGGTGCTTATATGCTTCATAGATACGGCACGCCCTATGAAGAATCTATGAAAAAAGCTAATGAAGCTATGGGTGAAGTAACTGGAACACAAGATTTAGGAAGAGCCAATAAAGCTGAAGAACTAAGTCCTGCCATGAGATCATTGTTCATTAAAGCAAGTAATCCGGTTTATCGTAACGAAATAAATCAACAACTTGCAACAGAAAAGAATCCTGAAAGAATTAAAGAACTTAAGCGAGAGCTAGAAAAGGCTAAATAACATGGAAAACGTAACCCACGAACAAATATATGAAAGGTTGGTTTCTTTAGAGGCCAAGGTTGATGACATTGATGTCAATACCAAAGGTATGGTAGAAGCGTTTAATAACCTCCAGGGTGCGTTTAAAGTGCTTGGATGGATAGCCAATGTAGCCAAGCCTATTATTATTGTTGTAGGGTTCTTTACTGCGTTGACTGCATTTATCCAATTCTGGAAGCGATGATCGAACCAATAAGCGCTTGCCTAACTGTCTTATCTGCGGTTAAGCAAGGGGTAGCGCTTTACAAAGACTTTAAGGCAACCGGCAAAGAGGCTTATGGTGTTTTGCATGAAATTTCAATGGGACTGGGTAACTTTTTTGAGCATAGTGAAAAGGCTCATGTTGAGTTAAAAGAAAGAGAAAAGAACCCCCCTAAAGGAAAGTCAATACAGGCTCAAGCATTAGAAAATATATTGGCTAGAAAACAATTAGAACAAGCGCAATATGATCTAAGGCAGATGTTGGTTTATGAAAGCCCTCCAGAGCTTGGAGATTTGTGGCATCAGTTTGAGAAAGAGCAGGCTAAATTAATTGCTGATCGAGCAAAGTATGAAGCGGCTCAAAAAAAAAGGATGCAATTGAATCAAGGGATCGGCAAAGAAAGCAAGACGAGATCAACTATAAGATTGTCATTTGCATTTGCGTAATTGTGTTTATGCTTTCCTGCGTTGGTTTAATGTATGAAATAGATCATATGTACAAAACAGACAAATATAAACATGAGATTGATGTTGAGTTTAGAAAACGCTTTTATAGCGACACTAAAACGCTAGAGTGCTTTCAAATATTTAAAGAGACTGGGTTTGTTCCAAAATACTGTAAGGATATATTATGAGTTGGTTAACACAAATTGCCCCCACTATTGCAACCGCTATTGCTGGACCCTTTGGTGGCCTAGCCTATGAGGCCGTATCTAAAGTATTGGGCGTATCTCAAGATGATGCCAAGCAAATGATGGATGATGGAAAGTTAACTTCTGAACAAATAACAGCCATTAAACAGGCTGAATTAGACCTGAAAAAGACTGAGGAGACTCTTGGATTAAACTTTGAACAACTGGCTGTTGCAGACAGAACATCAGCCAGGAATATGCAAATAGCTACACATTCCTATTTGGTCCCAACTCTTGCGTTGATTATTGTTGGATCTTTTATAGCTACTATCTTTGGTACTCTGATGGGTTATTCGCATATTGAAAGTGCTATGGCGGGTACTTTGGTTGGTTATCTATCAGCAAAGGCAGAACAGGTTACAGCGTTTTACTTTGGTAGCAGTCAATCTAGTCAGAAGAAATCTGAAATGCTTTATAACTCTACACCTACATCACCAAAATGATTAACTCAAGAGACTTAAATGAATTATTGCCGCAAGTTAAATCAAGAGTTGATAATTTTATTGAGGCTTGTAAACTTGCAGGCATCGATATTCTTGTTACATCAACATACCGTGATAATGAAAGCCAAAATGCGCTTTATGAACAAGGTCGCACAACTCCGGGGAAAATCGTCACTAACGCACGAGCAGGAGATTCTTTTCATAACCATCGTTGTGCTGTGGATGTTGTCCCTTTGGTGCTTGGCAAACCGGATTGGGATGGATCTCATCCCGTTTGGAACCAAGTAGGAAAAATAGGGGAGGCGTGCGGCCTAGAATGGGCGGGTAACTGGAAGTCTTTTAAAGAACTTGCTCACTTTCAATATACATCAGGATTAACTATAGCCGAGTTAAAAGAAGGCAAGATTATAAGTTGAGGGGATAGTAGATTTCCCGCCCCTCGCCAGGATTATAGGGTCTATACAGTCAAATCTTTGGGGAACTGTATAGAACTTAGCATTTCTCATCTACCAGAATAGGTACTAAGTTAAGTATGACCCCCCAAATTAATCTTTTGTTAAATACCATAAAGCTATAAACAAAAATATTGAAAACAAAGTCCAAAATAATATTGTGACTGTTGCAAAAATCAAAGCATCTATTAACATATAAATCCTAAAGGCGGGTAGATGAAAGAGGAAGGAGTCCAATCAAAACCTCAATCACCTACCCTAATATCAAAAAGGTATATCCGAGTCATCTTCAGCAAGTGGATCTCTACGAGTAGGGGTCTGAACATCTCTATCTTTAGGGGTTAATGATAGACTGAAAAACTTACTGTTGTCTTTTGTGTTTGTTTTGACCCAGGCACTTAACCAATATTCAACTCCAGCCACATTGATCTGGCCCTTATATTCGGGATGGGTTTCTTTGCTTTTATCTCGGTTTTTACCAAGAATGCCTTTATTTGTGTTGTCGTAAGTCATTTAAGTGATTCTCCATGTTTTTTGATTGCTGACCTTGTTGTACTAGTTAACTTCTTCCAAAGGAATGTTTTCTCTTCGTCATCTGTTACTTTTAAATACTCTTTGTATGCTCCCACTATATCGCCCTGTGAGACGATATCTTCAATACCTATTGCAATGTCTACCAATTTGTTTTCAGCATCCTCATCGAGCTCTATAGCACTATCTGTGGGGGTTTGACGTTTAACTGGGGTCTGGCCTGTTGTGGCATCTAATACATCGTGCTCGACAATGCAAAGTGCCTGTACAAAAAGATACCTAGTTTGATAGGTTTCAACTGCACCAATATTTTGTACCTCATGGCATCCCTTGAGTGCGGCAGATCCCATTGGTGAACTGATCACAATAGTGTGTTCTTCAGGAGCATCCACATTTACTATGATCATTTCCGCATATTCTTTGGTGAAAGAAATGGTTGCACACAATCCAATTTCGTGAAAGATATTTAAGGCGGGGATAAGAAAGTCTGATAACTCAAAGTATGAGTACCCTGCAAACTTATTTAACCCCGACTTCTTCAGCTTCTGTTGATGAAACTTGCTCCTCGCTAGATTCAATTTCTGGTATGTGTTCATTTGTTTTATTCCTAATCTTATAAATTATCTGTTTATTAACCACTTCATAGTCAAATAAAGTATCACAGGTGCTACATTTGTATGAGCCTGGATACTTTGCAAGGGAAAGGTCAGAGTGCTCAATCTTAAAGGCTTTGGTATGCCTTTTAATTCCGCAGTACTTTCCCTCGCCCTGACACTCTTCACGCATAGCGATCAAATTCTGTTGAGACTATTTTGCGCTGAGTTTCCCTGTCAAACTCCTGAAAGCTGAGAAAGTGTTTGTGTCCACAGCATTCGTCATTGGTTGTTTGTAATTCCAAACAGGTTTCACAATAATACAATCCATAGAATTCTTTTAAATTCTTAGCTATAAAATCTTCGTACTCTTGCTTTAATTTCATTTTGGATCTCCTTTAAATAGTTTACTAATCTTTTCTTAAATGACCAACTATATGGCCCATCTAGTTCAATTCTCATACTGCCTTCATTACTCGTTGATTGCGGCCTGAAAACCCTGGGCGTTTCTGGCCTGTATCGACTACTAATCCTTTATGGATTAAAGGACGATATCGAGGTGTAATTGATGATGATCTAACATGGGATAGGACAGACTCAACATCTTGGCTAATACAACCCTCTGGAAAGCTTTTAATAACGTCCAGAACGACTTGCTCCATGTTGCTAACGTCTACACTCTTAGCGGCCTCTTTTGATGTTTCAGGATCTGTGATTCGGGCAAAGCCCTGAGTAATCATATTATTCAGCTCTTCAAAAATTGAAAATGTTTTCATATTTACCCCTTATATGTAATATTCGTATGCCATCTCATGGAGAGCATCACCACATTCTTCGGTTAGTTTAATCAACTCATCATCAGTTAATTCTTCTTTGGTGTCTTCCCATATTGCATAACAAAAATATGCATCACAAAAGTCTGGGTAATCTGTTGGGTCAACACCATCTACTTCAACGTCTATAACATTACGATTATTTAATTTCATTTTGGGACTCCTGTTGTTGTCTAATCCAGATTATTAATTGGGCTACATCTACAAATTTGTGTTGGGTTGATTCTGAAATCATGTCAAGTACAAATTGCTTGCCGTCTGCAAAACCCTGTTTATATGCATCTAATTCGTCTACTAATGCCATGTTATTCCCCATCATATTCATTGCGTGATGCCTGGATCTTGGCCCATACCAATTGCTCGATCTCATCTAAATTGTCATCATTAAGGACCGGTATTATGTCAATGCCGTTGTAAACAACTTCATCGATTTCAATGTACTCATCAAAGTCAGGCTCATACTTCAAGCCTAAGCTATCTGTTGACCCTACTTGACCACCATCATATGTAAAGTAAACCTCTACATTTGCGCTGTTATAGAACACAGTTAACATACTCATTTGGAACTCCTTTGTAGTTAATCAACCTGTTGTTGATGAACGTAGTTTACTATACTGGTTAACTAAATCAATTGGTTGTTGTATTATTTTTGTACTTTAAACCCTAATAGGGTAAACCCTAATACTTATATATGGTTTACTGAATGTGGTATAGTAAATCTTTTAAGGAGCTAGGAATGACAAAAAAAATAGATAACATAACTATTGAAGAGCTGGAGAAGAGAGCAGGATCTATGTACAAGGTAGCCAAGATCTTAGGGATTACAGTTGTAGCCGCTTACAAATGGAAGAGAAATAATAAAATTCCAGCTCCCAGGATTAAGTCTTTAATGCTCTTACATCCTGAGTGGTTTGAACCTATTGAAGAAAAAGTTGAAGAAAAAATAGAAATACCTGCATAATCGTATATACTGAAAGCGTTGCAGTGACTCGCAATGTTTTAGACCACTTAACTAAGTATCTTGTCTTCATGCAAATCAAGCATTGAGGAGAGTCACCAAGATACTTAACTTAAGTGGTTTTTTCATTGGGGAAGCGCAATACTGATCGGGGTTAGACAACCAGACCCTTGAGAATGTGAATGCGACAGACTCAGATAAACGTGCTGAATCAGGCAGGTATCTCCTAAAGACTAGATCTTTTCGGGGTAGTGAAAAACTGAACAAGGTAACTTGTAAGCTAGATAAACGAGAGCATTAGCAAAGATGAAGTGAATAATCTTTGTAGTTATCAGATCTTCCTCTGGTTGTCAAATCGTGGGTTATTGTTTAATTAGTAAACTTAAAGGAGTTAGATATGGTTTCAAGAAGTGTAGAAGTAGATATGAAGTTAGATTCTTTAAAGAATTGTGTAGATGAACTTTATGAAAGATTTGATCAAATTGATGTTGAATTAAAAAGATTAAATGAAAGTTTAAATATTTTAAAAAATAGATTAGACAACACATTAACTAGCATGAGTTATTCAGATGAGAAAGTGCTTGCAGTAGAAAGTTATTTTGGTGTTATTACCCAAAGATTAGATAACATAGAAAGTTATAGAGATTTCAAAGAGAAAAGATATGAAGAATTAAAGCAAAAAGTAGGAATAATTATTTCAGCTACCTTGATCTCTATATTTGTTTTTACTATTGGTTACTGTTGTGGGGTGTTGCAATGGAAATAAAAGTTATAGATAGATTGTTTGAAAGATTTCAAGAGAAAGGATTTGTTACTGATTTCTTAAATAAAGAGGAATGGTTAAAAGAGTTATCTTGTTTTGAAAATAATTTACAAATGATTAAATTTGGTTTACAAAATATAAAAGATGATTTACCCACTGCTAAACAATTTGTAAAAATGTGTTCTCCACTTTACTCGGTAGAAAGACACTTAAACACTTACGATGGTAAACAATGGGCTAGAGATATTTTGGCTAACTATCAAGCAGGCCGATCAGTAAGACCTATTTGTTTAACTTTTGCTAAAGAGGCTTTGAGGATAAAAAATGACATTTGAAGAATCATTAGAAGATTTGGAGTGGAAATACGCAGAATTAGCTATTAAACCAGGCTGGATTGAATACATAAGATTTGCCGTTGGCGAGAAACAAAAACAAAGTAAACTGTTTGCTGGGATGGGCGAACGAGTTAAACTAAAAATTGAAAGATTAAAGAATGAACAAACAAATGGCAATCAAAACATTGAGAGATCACCTGAGTGAAAGTAGCACACACAAATGGAAATTAATAGAAAAAGCAATAGATATTCTTGAAATTCAAGATGCTATAGATATGCAGTTTGACAATGAATATTACAAAAGATTAGAAGATTTTAAATTTAATATAGAAGGAGCTTTTAATGACTTTCATGCTCCACTTTAGAGTTGATATAGACCCTGTTGCAAAGGGTAGGCCTCGCTATGCCAAGCGTGGTAACTTTGTATCTACATACACTCCTACCAAAACAAGAGATTATGAACAAATAATCAAGTATAAAGCTATTGAAGCAATGGGTAGCTCTGAGCCTCTAGAAAGCCCTGTAAGAGTCAATTTAGAGTTTGGTATGCCAATACCTAAGAGCACCCCAAAGAAAGCTTTAGAGGCTTATTTAGATGGATCTGTAAAGCATATAAAGAAACCTGATGTTGATAATTTAGCTAAAGCAATACTGGATGCGATGAATGATGTGGTTTATTTAGATGACAATCAAATAATTAGGTTAACAATTGAAAAAAAGTATAGTAAACTAGGTTATATTGAGATTAACGTCCAAGAAGATTTAGAGTAGAGGTTATATGACTAAAGAAGATGCTGTTAAATTATTATGTGAGCATTTTAGCGAGGGAATGGTGCGTACGATTATGGATGCACTAAAGCAAGAGCAAAGTGAGCTTAAAGAATGGATAGGTTTGACACATGAAGAAATATCAGTCGAATGGTTTGCAGTTTTTGATGCTGATCCTGGTATTGGAAAAAATATAACCAATGGTGTATTTGATTTTGCTAATGCAATAGAAGCTAAATTAAAGGATAAGAATGGATACTAAACAAGATTGGAAGGGCTTAGATGGAGCTATTGCTTGGCATTTTATTGAACGTCAAGCAGAAAACTGGAATCAAGTTGGCGAGATGATGAATGAATGGTTAAAGGCTAATACACCAACTAAAGAATGGGTAGGGTTATCTGGTGAAGATGATCTTGATTGGGAAGAAGGAGACAGTTTAATAGATTTGTTTAAAGCAATAGAAGCTAAATTAAAAGAGAAAAATGCGCTTTGAAAAAGGTCATAAACGAGCAAAGGGAGGTAAACGTCCTGGTTCTGGAAGGCCGCCAAAGGATGATATTCGAAGAGTGTATATAAGCTTAAACCCTTTGCAGAAAAGATTACTGTATGAGATTACGAAAGAGATAAGACCTCAGCAAGCAATTCAGAAGTTTCTTAACATGAATTTATGATAGAAACGATTAGAAATGGAAGTAGGAAGTTTTACAGGTGTTCAACCTGTTCAACATTGTTTAACGAACTAGGAGTTAGTAATGAGCATTCATGCGGATTTAATATCAAAATCAATAACCGGCAATCGAAGCCTGAAGGTGAGCCAGACGGACTTCGAACAACACCTCAGACACCTTTCAAACGATCTTATAACCTCGAGAGAACTACTGAAAGGTCTTTTGGAGGCAATGGATACAAGAGATCCTAAAAAATTAATTAACTTCATTGACCTTACCAAAACATTCTTAACGAAATGAACAATCATGGACGAAACAATACAAACGATAGACCCACACAGGGCGATAGCTTACATAGTCGAGAAGGCCGAGGAGTATTCGGTAGCGAAGGGAAGCAGGATCGAGTCAGAACACCTATTGAAGACAGTAAAAGCAATCTTAATGAACGAAGAATCGGGAAGCGTAGCTCTAAAGGAAGCTTACGCACTCAGCCATGACACTTACATTCAAAAGATAGAAGAAATTAAGAAATATACAGTTCAAGAAGAATATTTAAAGATGATGTTGGATGCCGCCAAGGCCAGGATAGAAGTTTGGAAGGTTCAAGAGTATAGTAAACGTGCTGAGATGAAGGCAGGATTATGAAGATATTGATTGAACTGGCTATGGACACCATAGCAATATCCTCGATATTGTTTTGTATTTACATAATTATTAAGTATTGCGAATGACATTTGAGCAAGGATTGATGTATGAACCTTAGCCAAGGCAAATTAGCGGATAGTCTTGTTAATGAAATGCTAGAACTAATTCACAAGTACGATGAAACACTTTACATGGCAACAGTTATTGGATGCGTAGAGTTAGTAAGGCAACAGTTAATTATTGATGCAATGGAAGAAGATGATGACTAAAGAAGAAATAATTGAGATGGCTACAAAAGTTTATGGTAAATGTAAATGGCATGAATCTGCTTTGCAACACCTTCAAATCTTTGCCCAATTGATAGCAGAAAAAGAACGTGAGGAATGTGCAAAGATATGTGATGCTATGGATAGCATAAGCGATTACTACACATTAAGGGTTGAGTTAATTTGTGCTCAAGCTATTCGTGCAAGGGGGCAAAAATGACTTATAAAAATACAGGTGAAATTTGTATGGTGACCGTTGAAGATGTAAGCAGAAAAGACGGCATTAAATTTGTTGATTTGGGTAATTACTTTACGGACGATAAAGGAAAAAAGTTTTTATTGACATCTCTTGAAAACGCTGAAAAATATTGGCATTTAGTTAACGTACCAATCTTAATTCGAGCAAGGGGACAAAAATGAATACATGGCCCTTTCCCACTAAATTACCTGTAACGCCACCAAAACCCGTAAAATTTAATCCAGATAATTACGACCAAGCAACATTTTAAGGAGATATTATGAAAGACGGACTTTATGCCAACATCCATAAAAAGCAAGAGAGGATAAAACGTGAAAAAGCAGAAGGTAAGAAGGTTGAGAAGATGAGAAAGCCTGGATCTAAAGGTTCTCCTACTGCCAAAGCATTTGAAAATAGTAAAAAAACAGCGAAAAAATAATGCCAAGACATAAAAGTTCATTAACCGATGGAGTATGTTTTTCTGTTCGTATGTCGAAAGCCCAGCGTGAAATGTTTAACGACTTGGGCGGCATCGATTGGCTGAGAAAATACATTGATAGACAGTTATTACAAGAAGAAATCCAATTAAGATGTACCGAGACAAAGACCTC